GAAACTGCGACTCAGTAAAATCTTTATTGAGTTTATAAACGATAGTATCATCCATATGAACTGCTTCCATTAGAGCATATGCTCTATCAGATTCCATGTTGCCGTTGCTGTAGATAATTGCTTTCATTTGTTCTGCCAGTCGTCGATTTGTTCTTGAGTGGGTACAATGATTCGGAAGGCAAGACCCTCCTCCTCAAACTCTTCGTTCATTTTTTCATAGGTCTTAGGTGTAATCTTTCGATGCTGTTCAGCACCAAGATTATCTAGAAAATCATTAGTCACGTTGCCTCCAATCATCAGGTTTATCGCGTTGGAACCAATCTACAATTTCATCGGCACCATCAAACCCCGTTCTGTGATTGGATGGGTCGGGGTCACCTAATCCCATCCTATTCATAAAATCGTCTATACTACCTTCTTGAATTCCTTTGGATTGGCGTCTTGCTTTGTTTAACCAATCTCTAGCAAGCGTATGAGACTTTGCTAGTTTTTCTGCCCAGATCATGTCCTCTAGGGGGACTTCTTCGTTGTTGGCGATGCACCTACAGATAGACTCTAACCTGAGTCGGTACGCGGTCGAAAGCATAAATCTACACCAGATACAGTGTTATTTAGATTCTAACATAGATGTCAACTCTTCTGTCTTGTTCCAGTCAGCATATGCTGAATCAGATCGTTCCATGAGAATATCAAAAATATCATTCTTGATCACTTCATTGGAAACGTAATCGTCTAGGTACATATCCAATGCTTCTTTAAGATATCTTTTTCTATGCCACTCTGGAGAGTATGGTTTGTAATCCATGATGTAGATTTCAGAGAGTAAAATTATTTAGGACTCATCCAACATCTTTGAAAAATCATTGACTTTTTCAAACTTGAGAGTCCGTAAAAACTTATCTACTAGTATATCACCTTTGTGTGAAATGACAAATACATTGGTGCCATTTCCAAGACTTCTTAATATTTGAAGAAGTTCACCTGTACCAGATGCGTCAAGAGAACTATCAAACACTTCGTCTAGAATCAACAGATTAGTAGCAACGCTATTCTTCATTCTAGCAACTTCACGCCAGGTAAATAACAATGCCAAATCAATCTTCTGTTTCTCACCTTCAGAGAAAGATGCATAAGAGAACTCGTCGCGGAAACGACTCTTGATAACTTCGTTGAACTCCTCGTCCAGAGTGAAGTTTACAAAGAAGTCCATCGACTGTAGATACTTATTGATCAGTTGATTAAAGATGGGAACATACTTCTTAATAATTTGACTCTTGATACCAGAGTCTTTTAGCAATGATGCTACAACTTGAAACTCATCTAGTTGCTGACTGACTGAAGAACAATCTTTTTCAACACTCTTATATTGAGAAACAAATCCTTGCAGAGTTTCTTTCTCCTGGTCAATGTTAGGAGTGCTCTGCTGCAGTTCAGTAATCTCCTTTGCAATCTGCAGATTCTCCATTTCAACACGAACAATCTCTCGTTCAACTGCAGTAGTGTCACTACGAAGTTCATACAGTTTTGCAGAAGTATCTTCCATCTTAGTGACAACTTCTACTGCTTCATCAATATCTTTTGTAAACGCTTCAATCTCTTTAGCAAGAAGTTTGCCCGACTTAGACATTGTGCTCACTTTTTCTTGCTTGAACAGACCGCCAATATCTTGACTGCAAGTAGGACAGGTATCATGTTCTTTGAAGAACTTCAGATCCTTCGCGATCAGTTTCAGTTCAGACTTCTTATCGGATTGACTTTGACGTAGTTTACGAACGAACTTTTTCTGAGGTTCGATATCACCCATTTGTTCTTCTAGACAAATAGTTTCTTCTTTCTTCAGTTTGTGTTTTTCTTGCAGTTCATTGATACGCCCAATATTCTTATTATACTTTTCTTGCTTCTCTTCCTGACGATTTTGATTTACTTCTGTCAAAGAATTAATCAGTTTCTGTTGACTATCAACCTTTTCTTTTGTAAGACGAAGCATATGCCCACAGTCATTACTTTGACCTTGAGCAGTGCGAACTCTATCTTTCAAAAGTGTATTCATGTTTGAGAAGATTTGGATATCAAGTAAATCCTCGATCACCTCTCGTCTATGTGCAGCAGTGAGTTGCATGAAGGGTACAAAGGTGCTGGACCCAAGAATGACGACTTGGGTAAATGACTTAAAGTTAAGTTTGAGTACGGATTGTTCAAGGTACTTTTGTGTGTCCTTGGTGGCGGCGTCCTGGTCAACCAGTTTATTATTTTTGTAAAGTTCAAAGACATTAGGTTTGATAGCTCGGAATACACGATACTCATCTTTACCAATAGAGAACGTAACTTCTACCTTGCAACTTTTCTCATTAATACTGTTTACCAGTTGACCTTTGTTAATCTTCCTGAATGGTTTATTAAACAAAGCAAAACACAGGGCGTCCAACATAGTGGACTTCCCTGCGCCATTATTTCCAATAATTAGTGTTGAGGGTGACTCACAAAAATCAATCTCAGTCCACTGGTCTCCTGTAGAGAGAAAGTTTTTCCAGCGGATAGTTTCAAAAGTAATCATTACGGGGGGATAACAAGATCGTCTTTTTTAATAATAGAATAAGAATATCCATAAGTGTTACAATTGATAGCAATCACTTCTCTATCAACTTCAGTAACTTCTAAGTGGTCTTCATAATCATCGGCATGTAATTGTAGCACATATCTTTCAGCATCATCTCGATCTTCAAATACAGTCACTGTTTTAATATAATCTTTGCTTTTTACAGCATAGATACCACCTGATTCTATGTCTGTTAAAACGAACATTAGATTTCTGCTGCCTCCATGTACAGTGATCTCATAACAGTTTTAATGTTAGACTTATTAACTTTAAGATCTATTTCATCTATGTAGTTATCAAGAAGAGTCATTGTATCTTCGGATTCCAGAACTTCAGAGTTTCCTGTTTCAATACTCAAGTCTTCTATAATTTTGAGATCACCAAGACCCATATCTTGAAGTTGACTCACCGCATAATCAAATTTTGCATAGTCCCCTTTATCTTCAACGATTAGTTTGACATATGCTCCTTTGAGTTCGGAAGGATCTGGTAAAACAATTCCACCATTATAATAAAGCTTATGGAAGATGTCAAAAGGATTCCTATAGAAAGTTGTTCTAAATGTTTCTGTATTGAGGACATGAAATCCTCTTTTGCATCCATAGTCATTCCAATATAGTTGATATGGGTTTCCAAGATATGTAACATTTTTCTTGGAAGATTTCATGTGATAATGGCCACTAAACACCTTTCCAAATTTTGCGAAGTGTTTGGCATCCATACCATTATTCATCACATGGCCAGGGTGTGCCTCAAAACCGTTAAGCTCAAGATGACCCATGCAGATAGGAGCATTACTTTCGGTAACAGTCCGAAGGGATTCGTCTCGGTTGTCGTCACATATCCAAGGCAGAAGAAGTATAGGAACACCGTCAAAAGTAACGGTAGTAGGTTCAGTATAGACAGTGATGTTTTTGTATTCTCCAAGTAACTCACTTGGGGCGTTAACTCGTAAAGTATTCTTGTAATAAATATCATGATTCCCTACGAGCATGTGCATTTGTACATTCCTCTCCTGTAGAGGATCAAACCACATTTCCTTCGCTGATTCTAACGACATAAAATTGATAGATCGACGTTTGTCAAAGGTATCCCCCAAACAAATAATCGTATCAATTTTATGGGCATCTATAAAAGGAAGTACAACTTCTTTATAAAACTTTCGGTAATGATCAATGAAAGATTGATTGTCATTACGAACACCAAAGTGCTGATCAGTTATCAGAAGGATTTTCATTCTTACCTTTCTCTAAATCACGAAGGCGTTTCCGCCAATAATCATCTTCACGCTGTTGCTGTTGCTCTTCTTGTTTTTCGGTCATCGTTTGGAGTTCATCTCTACACGGGACTTGATCTGATTATACCCCGAATCTGTGTCACCGTCAACAGTAAAGACATGATCATAACCAGATTTTTCCAGGATTTTATCTTTAATATCTAGTTGTCTTTTTTCTTTAGCAATTCTTCTCAAGAATGCATAATATACAATCTGCGTAAAATAGGCAAAGGGATTTTTAGATTTTGCTGGATTGAAATTATCAATATATTGAATACAATTTTCAATACCATCACAAACCATATCGTCTTTATACATGTAGTTAATAAAGTTTGGACGATATGATAAATGAGTAGCAATCTTTAGAAAGCAACTGCCAATATAATTTCCCACTCTAGGTTTATTAGGACTCTTCCAAGTCTTTAGGACTGCAAACTGTTCTTCATCATCCATCTCAGCGAGACCAGGAATTTCCTTTATGGCAACATTATACACTCTTTCTTTGTACTTAATGATAGCAGCAAGAAACTCCTGGTTGTCAACGTAATGTTGTTTCTGTTTTTTTGTTGTTTTCATATCAGTTCTTGCTTTGTGTACATTATAACACACTTGACAACATTGTCAATTCTCTGTAGAATAACCATGTAAGGGTTCAAGAGAAGTTCTAGCTTTTATAGATTTTTTCAAATAACTTTCTAGCTTCTTCAGTCTTTCCTAGATAACCCATCTCGGGTTGGAGATCTAATTTTGAACTATCCTTTTTTTCATCATCATCTCCCATAACGAATGCTTCATACATAAATGAAACTTCTTTGCTCATCGATGTAACTGTTAGAATGTCCTTCTCGCGTAATATAAAGAAGTCTTCATCAGAAAATTGCATCCACTTTGCA